CGAACCAGACCGCGAGTGCGTCGGGGCAACTCGGCTACACGGGAACCGCAGGGGTCACACAGGCGGCCAATACGTCCTCTGCGTCTGGGACCGTCACCTCATCTGGCTTCACTGGTTCGATCGCCGCTACACAGGCTTCGCAGACGTCGAATGCGTCGGGTGTCCTCGGGTACAGCGGAACCGCTGTCATCGTCCAGGCGGGCAACACAGCGGCTGCCAGCGGCAAACTCGGCTACTCGGGAACTGCGTCGAGGACCCAGGCGAACCAGACCGCGGCAGCGGCGGGTGTCGTCGCCAACCCGGTCGCCGGTACAGCTGCCACCGCCCAAGCCAGTCAGATCAGCACCGCATCAGGTTCGACGCAGCCGCTGGTGACGTTCGGCACCGCCTCCGCGGGGGCCGGAACCAGGCCTACCGCTCAGGGAGCGACGGCACCAGTCCCCACCGCAGTCGCTGCTGCTTCAGGTGTGGCGTCCGCATCAGCCAGGACCGTGACCGTTCCCACCGCGACAGGAGGATAGATGCCGTACGACATCGGCGATTCCGTCTCGATCGCATGGGACGTGAAGGACTCCACCGGCACGCTGACGAACGCCAGCACGGTGACGTTGACGGTGACGAAACCGGACGGCACCCCCGAAACCCCCACCGTCACGAACCCGCCCGCTTCGACGGGCCAGTACCGCGTCACCTACGTCCCCGCTCTAGCTGGTAGGTATGCGTGGCGAGCCGTCACCACGACCCCGAATACCGCCTACCAGGACGTGTTCGAGGTCCGCGAGACCGTCTCCCCGTCGCTGCTGTCGCTGGCCGACGCGAAGGCGCACCTGAACATCACGTCCACCACCTACGACGACGAGCTCCGCGAATACCTCGAGGCGGCGACGGAGATCGTGGAGTCCTACGTGGGGCCGATCGTGACCCGCACTCACACCGCACGCGTTGACGGATACCGCAGCGCGATCCCACTGCCGCACACGCAAGTGACTGCGGTAACCGCAGTGACGCTGGTCTCCGACGGCAGTAGTCCGATCACGTTGTCCGATCTGGCGGTCGACACCGCCACCGGAGTGATCTCCTACAAGGCCGGCGGGACTTTCCCGTATGGGCAGATGGACGTCACCTACACGGTCGGGCGCTCGCTCGTGAAGGCGAACTGGACCCTCGCGGCGAAGATCATCGTGCAGCACAACTGGGCGAGCCAACTCGGGAACCTGCCCAGCATCCAGGGCGATGACCCCGGCTACGTCGTGACCGGCTCCGGCTACCTCGTCCCGTACCGGGCGATCTCACTGCTGCAGCCCGATGACGTCCCGGTCGGGTTCGCGTGAGCACCAAGGTCGACGCGGTCTGCCTCGCACTCACCGCGCTGTGGACGTCTGCGCTGACTGACGTGCAGGTTGCGGATGGGCCACAGGCGAACAGTGATTCAGGGAATGACTGGCTTTTCGTCGGCGCAAACGGAGACGCCCCCGACGAGTCAACCGAAGCGGCTGCTGTTGATCAGTCGTGGATGGCGTTCGCGAAGACCATGCAGGAAACAGCGCAGGTCACCTGCGCCATCGTCTGCCGCCGAGGTGACACCGACATCCCCACCGCACGGGCACGCGCCTACGCGATCCTCGCCTCCGCTGAGACCGCGCTACGGGCTGACCCTCTCCTCGGTGGCGTGGTGATGCAGTCCTACGTCTCGGCGCACCAGTACATGCCGGCCCAAACGTCGCAGGGTGCCAAGGCTCGCGTCGTGTTCACGATCACCTACCAGGCCCAACTCTGATTCGGGAGAACGAATGGCAACCCTGACAACCCAGTCGATCACCCGTGCGGGGGTGACGCCCACCTTCACGGCGGTGGCCGGCGGCGGTGATGCCTGCGAGTGCGGCGACGACGTCTACCTGGAGTTCAAGAACACCAACGCCGCCACGTACACGGTCACGTTGGCGATCCCGTCCAGTGCCTCGACATACTCGAACGTCACCTACACCAACGTGGCGGTGACGATCCCCGCGACGACGGGTGACAAGCTGATCGGCCCGATCTCGGCGCTGTTCAAGGACCCCACGACGGGCCTGTGCACGATCACCTACACGGGCACCACCACCAACGGCACCGTCGCGTGCTTCAAGCTGCAGGCGCCGTGATGAACACCTACAAGGCGACTTCGCCGGCCGCTGAGGCGGCATTCGACACGGGCGTGTTCGAGCGCGACTTCACCGCAGTTGAGGAGAAGGACTGGCTCGACTCCGGTCTCCTCGAACTCGTCCCGCGCACCTACAAGGTGCTGTCCAACAACTACAACGCCGCGGAGCAGGGCGAGACCTTCGAGGGCTCGTTCCCCGTCGAGATCGAACAGGCGCTCATCCAGGGCGGACACATCAAGCGGGTTGAAACGCCAGCAGCCAAGGCTGCGGAGAAGAAGGAGAAGTAACCGTGGCTTTGTTCGCAATCACTGACGCATACATCAGCATCAACGGCGTCACACTGTCCGACCACGCCAAGAGCGTGACCGTCGAGGACACTCGGGATCAGGTGGACTTCACCGCCTTCGGTGCCACCAATAAGGTGTACGGCAAGGGCCTCGGCGACGGCAAGATCACTGTCGAGTTCTACCAGGATTTCGCCGCGTCGAAGGTTCACGCGACCCTGCAGCCGTTGATCTCGTCCACCACGCCGTTTACGGTCGAGGTTCGCCCCACCTCTGCAGCGCGCTCCAGCACGAACCCAGCCCTCCTGATGACGGCACTGTTGTTCACGTACAGCGGCCTCGCCGGCAACATCGGTGACGCCTCCACCATGACGGCTGAGTTCCAGAACGCGTCGCAGACCGGGATCACCTACCCGACCTCGTAATGCCAAGCATCGAGATCCAAGGCGGCGACCACTTCGCTCGGCTCGCTGCGAGGATCCGCAAGGCCGAGGGTGAACTGCCGCACGAACTCATCGAGGCGCTCGAGCGTGCGGCGCCACCCTTGAAGCGGGCCGCGAAGGCGTCTGCGGCGGCGAACCTGCCGCATCGTGGCGGACTCGCGGGGATTGTCGCGTCGTCGGGGATGTCAACCCAGCGGCGAGCCGGCGGGATTCGGATCGTTGCCAGGGGCATCCAGCAGCTGAAGTTCACGAACACCGGACGAGTCAGGCATTCGGTGTACGGCAGGCCTGGAACGTGGGTGACGCAGGCGATCCCGAAGGCGCGCGGCTGGTTCGACAAGCCAATGCATGACGGCGCGCCCAGAGTGCGCCGTGAACTCAACAAGGCGCTCGACAAGATCGCCCGGAAGATCGCTTAGGACCAGCGGCCCCGTTTCCCTGACCGGACGGGGTCGCTGTTCAATCCACGGTCAGGAAGGTCAGGAGAAGTCATGGCAGTCGTCAAGATGAAGGTCACCTACCAGGACGGCCGTGAGGCAGATGTCATTGCGTCGCCTCGCGCGCAGGTGATGACAGAGGAGCGTCTCGCGGGAATGCCCGATCGGAGGATCCTGGGCCACTTCTACCTGGCATGGGCGTCCCTTCACAGGGCGGGCAAGGAGTCTGCCGATTTCGAGACCTTCCTCGATCAGGTCGCAGACGCTGAAGTCATCGAGCCCGACGAGGATGACGAGCCGGACCCTACCCAGCCGGCTCAACCCGGCGGTATCTCATCCGTCTGAGCCTCCTCACCCAGATCCCGTACGCGGTTCTCGTAGACGAGGACTGGGAGACCCTGCTCACCTATCAAGACGTTCTCGATGAGCTAGACGGGAAAGAGAAGCCCGTTGATGGTTACCAGGCTCTCCTTCAACAGGCGCAGAAGTTCGGAGGGTGACCGTGGCTGATTCAAGGCTCGCCTTCGACATCATCGCAAAGGATGACGCTTCGCGCGTCTTCGACAAGGTTGCCCGTAGCGCCGACAAGACCGCCGCTTCGCTGGAGAAGACCGGCAAGGTCAGCGACAACGTCACGAAGTCGTCGGATCGTTTGACGAAGGCGCGCAATGCCGAGACGAACGCCCTGGACAAGGTGCAGATCGCCGAAGCGAAGCTGGCTGAGGTCCGCAACAACAACAAGTCGAAGACGTCACAGATCCTCGCCGCAGAGAAGGCGCTCGCGAAGGCTCGACGCGATGCAGCCGCCGCGGGGAATGTCGCACAGAAGGCGGCGAAAGAACTCGGCGACGCCCTCGAGAACGAAGGCGAGAAGTCGGGAAAGCGGCTCGGCGGGTCGCTGAAGAAGTGGTTCACCGGCGACGGCAAGAGCGTGTTCAAGTCGATCGGCGAGGACGGCGGCACCGTCTTCGGGTCCGGGATCGCGGGCGCATTGAAGACCCCGGTACTCGGGCCCGCACTGATCGCGGGCGTCGCCGGTGCAGTGGCTGTCGCGGCCCCGGTGGCCGGTTCGATCGCCGCGGCCGGGATCGTCGCCGGCTTCGGCGCTGGTCTCGGTGCGCTGGGGATCGTGTTCGCCGCGAAGAGCGTTGCGGTGAAGAACGCGTGGAACCGGACGCTG